AAATTAACAACACCAACTGCTTGAGGTGTAAACATAAAGCCCCATGTACCTGATGGCAGATTAGTAGACACAACAACAGGAACTCCTGCAATCCTAAATACGTTACCTGTATCAATACCACCATTGCTAGTAGTCCAATCACGGTTAACCGCTTTACTAGACTGTACAAGCAAGTAGTATGCTTCAGGATTAAGTACCAGAGTACGCTCACCCGTAGCATCATTGTTATCGAAGATAGTTTGAGTATCAAACATTGCTTCTACTAACTTGTCAGGGAAAGCCGCTTTCAACGCAGTCGAATTAGTTAAGCCTAATACATTCTTTACGTTAGCTGAAGGCTGACCCGTCTTATTCGTAGCAGTAGTACAAGCTATTAACTGGTCAATCACAGCACTGTCTACTTTATTAGACAATACATTACCAATCTCGGTAGAGTACTGACCGCGTACTTCATAGTGAGACATTGCTTCTTCCAAGTCATCTACGAATACGGAAGCGTATCTACGAGCTTTGACTGTAATGACCTGTTCCGCTTGAGCGACAGTGCTTACTGCAATGTCATTTCCCGGAATATGTACTTTAGTAGCATAGTTTACGTTTGGAGCAGTACCAGTGTCTTCTATTCTCCCGATCACTGGGAACTGTGCTGATTTACCAGAGTTGATAGTTCTGGTAGTCACTAGCGGCATAAATACGTTCTTCTTTGCGAACGCTGTTAAGACTTCGCCACTAAATACTTTTAGCGCAATGTCTGTACCTGCACTGATTACGCCTGTAGTAGCGTGTGCCGCAAAACTTGCCGAGCCTGCGGGGTTACTTGGATCATATGCCATATTGTTTATTTCCTATGTATAAATATTAAATGTATCTCCTTTACGTGTACGTGCGTTTAAACGGTGTCCTACTACTTTAGACCTCAGTCCAAGGAATAGGGCATTTATACATACTTATACTTGCTTAGAAGTTTGACTTAGCTAGTTTAGCCTGTACTTTCGCTCTATATGTAGAGTCTGTTTTGTACTCATGGCTTCCCATAGCTTTTATCATTTCACTCTTGGTTTCAAATCCACCAGAGCTATTTGACTGACCAGAGATACGATTACCTCCGATCAGGTTAGGATTAGCTGTCCTGAACCTACTGTATAACCCTTGTACAGCAAACTTAGCTGAGTCTTCATTAGTCAAAGCATTATTAAAAGCTGTCTGCTCTGATGTGCTTAAGTTATTACTAGCCCAATCTACCATAGAACTATACTCCTGCTCACCGCCTACTTCAGCTTGAACACGATCAGCAAACCCAGTATTCATGGACTCTTGTCCTTGTATATATCGGTCTACTGCTTCTCTTGGTATACCTGCTTGCTCTAACTTCTTAAATGAATCATCACTAAGTTGACCATTATTGTCATACTCAGATTCAAGACTAGAGAAATCTAATCCTGCTTCCTTCACTGCTTCTTCAGCTTCATCAGTACTAGGTGATTCAGTATCTTCCTCAGAAGGTGTATCACGTTGTCCTAACTTAGTTTCTAATTCAGTATAGGCTTTTTCTAGGTCTTCTACTGACTTATACTTTCCTGCTAACTTGCGCTCTTCCTCTTCAGGAGGTGCATTCTCAGCGTTCTCAGCATCAGTCCGTAGACTTTCGTTTACTTGTTGTTCCTTTGCGTCTGCCACGTTTACCATCGCTTGTTCGTGTTCGCTTAGGTTTGGTGCTTGTGTCGCTTGTGCTTCGTTTATCTGTAGGTCTGCCATCTAGTGTCTCCTCATCTTGTACATATACGGTATATCTAATCTCCCCCATAGGGCTACCTACTTAAAGTTGTATTGGTATTGCATGAATACCGTTTCACCTACAGCATCTCTTGCTCTAAATGTATCCCAAGGAGAAGATAGGTTAGTTTGATCCCATGCTACTCTTACTTCATGTGATTTACTTCCTACATAAGCAGTAGTATACAACCTCATTTGGTTCGTAGGAGTACTCATAAAGTTACCTACATTATCTGCATCATGTGTCCACCGAATACCTGCATCTTTCATCTTAAGTGCGAATGATTCACTTGCTTGACTTGGAACAGCAAGTAGTAGTAAAGGTAGTAGTAGTAATAATCTTTTCATTGTATTGTCTCTTGTTTATTTAGTTTAACCGCCCATCATTGCTTGAGCACCGCCTACACCTGCCTCTTGTCCTGCTGACTGTGCCATAGCGTCTGCTCCAACCTGTCCTGATTGTGCCATTGCCTGTTGCTGTTGCTCTTGTGCACGTTGTTCAGGGTCTTTAATGATACCTGTAACATCTACACCTAAACTAGTAGCAACACGATCAATAACAGCATCCACATTAGTAGCTTGAGCAAATATCTCAGCACCTAGTAGTTGTTGTAAAGTCTGTGCAAACATAACTAATTTGTTGTAGTCGTGTCCTCTGCCTAGTGCTTCTAGTCCAGTAACAATAACTGGTTCTACAAGTCCTTCAGGTAGCTGTACTTTACTGTCTTTAAGTATGATCTTAACTAGTGGTAGCTGAAGCTCTTGACTTAAGATACTATAAATACCGCCTAGTGCATCCTCTAATTCACCTGCTACTAACCTAATCTCTTCTGCTGTTACACGCTCTGCGTTTCTACGTGCTCCTTCAGTAAGTAAGAAAGCTGCGGCTAGTCGTTGCTGTATCTGCTCTGCAAGTTGGAAAGGTATCTGCATATCAGAACCTTTATTTACTTGTAAAGTAGTAACATCATTAGCCCTTCCCTGAACAAAGTCACCTGACTTAGCTTTAGCTAAATCCTTAGCTCTAGTAGTAGCGGTAGGATCAACCATAAAGACGATCTTACTACTTGCACTTGCTCCTTCAACCATTGCTTGGCTTAAGGCTTCAAGGCTTCGTAAGTCACCTAAGTATTGTTCTACTAAACCTCTACCATAGTTTTCACCATTGATAGCTGTCCATCGTAGAGCAAGGAAAGGTATATCTTCTGCCTTAACCACGCCTTCTGAGCTTGGTACAGGTTCTTCGTTGACTTCTTGGTATAGATGATACTTGCCATCTTCCATGATCTTACAACAAGTGTATAGATCGTTCTCTTCTTCAGTAAGATCAAGCTCAAGTACGTCAGTAGGATGTACTGATTCCTTAATAATGATTTCAATTACTTTACCTAGAGCGTTACGTTTTACGACATATTCTTCTAGGTTGTAGACTCTGAGTGTGCCTTCTTCAAGACGTAGCAAAGCATTACCAGTACCTATCAGTAGCTTTAAGGCTTCAAATAAAGGAACACGGTATGCTTTCTTTTCGATGTATGTGTAAAGCTCACGCTCAAACGCTTCTAGCGTCTTGTCTAACTCTGCTCGTTGAACTTCATCTAGTGGTGCTGTCTCTTCCTTGTTAGGTATAAGCCTAAAGAAAGGAGCATTGGGAGGGAGTAAAGTAAGTAGTAACTTACTTGCTAGGTGGTTAATAGCCCTACTTCCCAAGGACTGATAAGGAGTAGATAATGTATCTTGCTCCTTGTGTCCCTGTTTAGTAAGTAAGGAAGGAATAGTAAGCTCTGCACAGGCTCGACCTCTGTCAAGCACTGTAGTCTTACTGGTTTCTAACTTAGACCACCTAGACTTTAGAGACGTTGTTTCTTCCTGCTCTATTGCCATTTTATGTTGAACCTCTTATCTAGGGGTTAATACCCTGTATTTACACCCATTTTTGCACCTGCTTTTTTAGGTGTTATCTTTAGTTTCTTAGTTTTAGTAGTAGGTTTAGCTGTTGCCTTGACTTCTCTAGGTTTAAACTCTATACCTTCTGCCATGTCTGTTTTAGTAGGAGCAGGTGCTTGAGTTTTAATTAATGCAGGTGTTCCACCCATATCTAAGTACCCCTATTTACGCCCGCTTTCGTCCCACCTGATACAGGAACTTGTAAGCGTTTCTTGCCTAGTTTAATAGCCTTTAACTTCTTCTCTTTGTCACTTGACTCATCTGCTGTAGGCTCAAAGATAGCTTCTTCTACAGGCTGTGCAGGAGCAGGGGCAGGTGGTGTTGGTGGTGGTGCAGGAACGGGAGGTGATCCACCCATATTATTCTCCTTTCTCTTGTAAGTGTTTAAATAACCGTATTAACTCAATGACTCCTGCTTTCTTACCCATTTCATAAGGACTTATAATACCTAAGTCGTTAATAGGGAAGTTGTCAGGATACATCTTGTCTAGTTGTGTAATTAAATCAACGGTTTGTGATGGTAATTTATCCATTATATTAGTGTCCTTTATTTATTTCCTTTGATTTTAGGGAATGTTAGTGTGCTGAAGTCTCCTTTGACCCCTCCTTTACTGTACTCTGTGCTACGTGCTTCAAAGAAGTTGGTGTGTACTACACTGCCTAGTAGCTCATCAATCCAAGGTAATGGGTTAGACTCAACCTTCCAGTTAGCTTTAAGACCTAGTTGCATAAGCCTACGATCTGCTATATAGCGTATGTACTGCTTCATCTCTTCAGGTGTTAGACCTTCAATTCCACCAAGTTCAAACGCTAAGTCAATAAATTGATCTTCTAGCTCTACCATACTTCTAGCTATCTCGTACAACTCTAGCTTAAAGTCATCTGTCCATATACGAGGGTTCTCTGCTATTAGTGTACGGAACACCTGAGTCATCCCTTCTATGTGCTTAGTCTCGTCCTTGATAGACCACTCTACTACTACTCCCATGTTCTTCATCTTACCAAAGCGTTGAAAGTTAAGTAGCATAGCAAATGAACTGAACAACTGAAGTCCCTCGGTAAACCCTGAGTACACAGCTAGTGTTTTAGCTACATCTTTAGGACTCCATACATTAGGATTGAACCTTTTAATGTAATCATGCTTATTAGCCATGACAGGGTAGTCTTTAAACTCACTATAGATGTCCTCACTAAACCCTAGTGTGTCAGTAAGTAAGGAGTAAGCATCAATGTGGGTAGCTTCACGGTTAGCGAAAGACCCCATCATCATTCTCAACTCAGGACTAGGGAACAAAGGTATTAACTTATCGTAGTATCCACTAGCCACATCTACATCTGCTTGTGTAAACAGCAGTAGTATATTTCTTATTAAATGTTTCTCTTCTGTACTTAGCTTAGTTTGCCAATCTTTGACATCTTCATGCAAAGGTATCTCTTCACTCGTCCAGTGCATCTTCTCATGTTCTTTAAAGTTCTCATAAGCCCACTCATATTTAAAAGGTCTGTACGCATCTCTCTGTTTGAATATATTACTTGTCTCCATCTCTCCCCCTCTTTAGAATAACATAATGCCCGTTACTACCCCACACGTAAAGATGCACAACCACACCCAAACCTCATCTGCTGTAGGTAAGTGACTAGACCTGTTCACCCCATATATGAAATCTTCTTTACTGTTCACTCATCCTCCTTATTTATTACAGGGAATCTCACATTGTCCTTTTCTGTCCACATGTACTTATCGTCATACCCATATTTCTTAAAATCCTCATACTTTATACATGCCATTGTTGTCCCATTTAACTGAGGGACACACATCTTACCATTTTCAGGTATCACTTCTTCCTTCTCCTTCTTAAAGATGTTGTCATAGTTGTCTCTATACTTGTCACTAGTCTTGCTTACTAGTCGATCCCCTGTTATATCATTCCTACTTGCCATCAATCCTCCTTATTAACTAAGGCTTTCCATGACTCAGGAAACAGAGGAGCTATTAGTCTACCACATTCTTCAGCTATAAAGCTAGTTTCTTTTTGACTAGTTTCGTGGGTTCTCTGTACATAGAATCTAGCAAAAGCCGCTAGTGATCCTGTCCAGTACCATTCAGTGTTCATACTTTGTGGTAACACCATTCTAGCTTGTTCAGCACACACTCCTTCAGCAATCATATATTCGTACATATCTATGCAATCATCCATTAAGTCTTTATACTCTTGTGCTAGTCCTGCTATTGAAACTTCTTCATCAGAACTTCCTTGTTTAATATTGTCTGCTACCTTTCTCCATCTAGTAGGAGTATGATAAGTAGGAGTAGAGTTTACATAACGTCTGCTTATCTCATTTTCAGTAAAGCCTACTTTATGTTTGTAGCACTGTACTCTTACAAATACAGGTGCTTCTACTCTAACAGTTATCTGAGGATGTGCAAAGGGAGTCCAGTGTTTATGTTTAGCTAAGTATCTAATTAAATTAACATCTTTATCTTGGAGCGTCCATTCTAAGCTGTTCTCTCCTTCACTCATGTATGCGCTCTCTTTATTCATACTTACTCTAGCGGCATTAACTACAGTAAGATCATCACCCATCCAATCTATTAAATCTACTTTCATACTAATCTCCTTTTTTAATTAGCCCTCACATGCTAGGCAGTCTGTGCTTTCTGTTTCTATAACATTCCTTGTAATCTGCTTACTTACATTCTCTGCCCTACTTGTAGCTTCTGTCCTGAGATAGTACAAACTCTTCAGTTCAGTCATAGCTTTCCAATGTACTTTGTGTAAGTAGTACCACTCTACTTCAGGAGGAAAGAACAGGTTGACACTCTGACTCTGACATACATGAGGCTGACGATCTACTGCGTGTTGGACTACCCACGACTGATTGATCTCAATAGCTGTTTTAAATACATCCTTCTCCCACTCAGGTAGCTCAGTTAATTGTTGTACACTCCCATTATTACTAAGGATAGAAGTCCAACATTCCTCTACCTCGTTAGGGTAATACTTTTCTAGTACTTCTTGTAGATATTTATTTCTAACTACAAACGACCCACTCGCAGTCTTCTGTAGAAAAGCATTAGCTTTCCAAGGCTCGATGCTAGGACTTGTATTAAGAATAATACTGGAACTAGCGTTAGGAGCAATAGCAAGTAAATGGACGTTCCTACGCTCTGTGTCTGAAGTGTCTTTAATGTCATTAGGTACTCCTCTCTCTGCTCCTAGTCTTTCACTTGCTCTCTCCGCATGATACTTAATCTTACTAAATATCGCCCTGTTCTTACTTACTGCTAAAGCTGACTCAAAAGGTATGCCTTTCTGTTGTAAAAAAGCATGGAAGCCCATTGCTCCTATCCCTATACTTCGCTCCTGTATAGCTGAATAGATAGCCTTTCCATAGTCTTTAATAGGAGCAGTATCTATAAAGTATTGTAACACATTGTCTAAGAACTTTACAAGGTCTGATACTATATAAGTATCTTCCCATTCATCATACTTCTCTAGGTTCAACGAACTTAAACAACATACTGCGGTTCGTTCCTTACTAGTAGGAAGCATTATCTCAGCACATAAATTACTACCATGTACCTTAAGCCCTTTGTCCTTGTGCGCTTGGGGCTGTAGCTCATGTACTACATCCTCATTCATGATGTAAGGCTCACCTGTCTGGTGTCTAGTAGTTAATAAATTTTTATATAATTCTCTAGCCTTACACTTACCTGTGACCTTACCTGTTTCAGGAGCTACAAAGTACCAATCAGCATCGTGCCTTACAGCATCTAAAAACTCCTGATTAATAACAACACCATGATGTATGTTTAAGGCTTTCCTATTACTATCTCCCCCCGTAGGCTTCCGAATACTTAAGAACTCTTGTGCATCGGGATGTGTTATGTGTAGGTAAGCCGCGTATGCTCCTCGCCTAGTGCTCCCTTGATGATAAGCTAGTACGTCAGCGTCCTGTGTCTTTAGGAAGGGGATAATCCCGGGACTCTTATCCGTATGCCCTCTTACGGTTGACCAGTGAGACCCTACACCCCCTCCTGCTACAGATAGTAACCTACTCTCAATCGTATGATTATTAAGTCCATCTATAGAATCTTCTACGTGAGTTAAGAAACAACTAATAGGAAGTCCTTTAGTATTCTTACTAGAGTTGGCTAAGATAGGAGTACTAAAACTAAACCACCCTTTACTGGCATAGTCATAGATACGTTGTGCCATTTCCTCATCACTACTAAAAGCCTCTGCTGTTCTAGCAAACGCATCTTGAGGACTCTCCCCTTCTTTTAAATACCTGTCCTTTAAAGTAGCCATGCTGAAAGGACTTATCAGACTATCTCTGCCGTAGTCAATTTTAATCATAGGGTCTCCACAGTTTAATATTACAATCTCCATCCCATTCATCAGGAGTAAGCATCCTTGCTACCCTCGCTTGCTGTAAGGCATCTTCTTCTTTAAGTCCCCTACTTATATAAGTATCCTTAACGCGTTCCCACATACTTCTCTTATCTTCTTTGTCGTTAAGGATCAAAGCAGACCTTTTAGTTCCTATACTAGGACATCCTTTATAACCATCACTTGTATCCCCTGTCAAGGTTTGGTCATAAAACTTAAACTCTGCTTCTCGTTCGGTTATACTATACTTACGTTCTGTGTTGTAATTATAATGCTTTCCATCAGCTTGGTCAAGGTCTTTATCAATATGACACAGCACCCATTTTCTAGGCTCATCAAGCATACGCCATACACAATAATCATCAGCCTCTACATAACAAGGAACGTGTGTGTTGTACTGCTCATACAACCATTTCTTTAAAGGCATTATTAACTCTAAAGGATGAGCACTAGGCTTCCTATTATGTTTATATGTACTTAATACATCATACCTAAAGTTCTTAGCAGGACTTAGAACTAGAAGTGGTCTTCCTTTAGCACCACTATTCCTAATGATGGTTTGTATGTGCCTCTCTACTCCATCCTTAGCATCTCTAAGGCTAGTAAACACTGAAGCTATACCCTCTTCCCATTCAACTACATCTTGATTAATAGAAGCATATTTATACATGATAGAATCTGCATCTATTAACGCTCTCATGCGTGGATTCCTAGAGCATACTTTAAGTCATGTGGTATTACCTTACCCCTTAGTATTTTTATATCATCGTCTTTAATAATAATAGTAGTAGGTAATGATTTAATACCATAAGTTAATGCCATCTCAGTGCCATCTTCTGAATCAATATTAACTTCTTTTACATCCCACTCATCTTGGTCTAGTTCGTCTACCACTGTGTCCCACACCTTTTGATATGTAACACACGCTGTGCACCACTTAGCTCCAAACTTAATAACCGTTCTACTCATTAATGTCTCCTTCATTAGTCTTCAAGATCAGCAGATATTGCTGACATCCTACTGCTTGCCATTCCTTCCATCACAATCTCAACAGGTATAATATATCCATGCTTATTTAGGTACTCCATATACATAGCTATGTTAACCTCCCACTCTGAAGGGAGGAGTTTTAAAGCCTGAGCTTCAACAATCCATTCATCATAGTGCATCATTTCTTGTCTCCTTTTACAGTTCTTTCTATAAGTTTTTCTAAATACCATGCACACTTTCTTAAATCTTCTACCCCATTCTTTTCTTTGTACCTGCTGATATACTTTACTACATTTCCTTCAAGATAGCACATATCTTTTGACTCTATATAGTCAATAGTTTCTATCCCTTTCTTATAATAACTAGGATTGATTGCTTCTGGATAAGACTTTTTTACTTGTTGAGGTGTGTTTGGTGATAATAACTTATCCCACTCTTCGGGAGTAGCTTCGTTGATGCTCTTACGTGTATGTATATAAGCCATTAGTGTGCCTTCTTCTTAACATACTCAGTAGTATGAGCATTGATAACTTCTGTTATTGTTAGTGATGGGTTCACCCACTTCTCTCCTTTTAAGACTTTTCCATTAGCGTCCTTCTCTCCTGCCTTAGCTTTATTAGCTTCAATAACTACATGAAGTACGTCACTCATTAAATGTTCAACCTGATCCTCATCCATCCCCCATGTTTTAAAGCAATGTTCTAAGATCACTTGAAACATATAACTATTACACTGCGAAGACCAGTCCTCTACTCTTTCCCACCACGCTATCATCTCAGGAAGAGGAACACCACATGTCAAATACTTAACCCTGCTTCCTTCTAACACATAGGTAAAGTCTGCATAAGCATCTACCATGTCTTCTATAGTCTCAGCTACCACGAACTCGTTGAACTCTTCCTCCAACATGCTTTCTTCTAACCCTCTAGCTAAGATTAGATTGTTTCTCGTCATGTTCCAGTCAGCTATTGCTTTAATGTTTGATTCAATCCCCACCTTATTTCTCCTCTTCTACTTTAAGTTCTTTAATGCTTACTTTACTTTTACTAATAGTAATAGTAACATAGTTCTTGTCTGCCTGTCCACCATATTGTGCTGTCATTTCAGGATAGTATAGCATATTATCATCCACTAGCACCCCTCTTTTAACTAATGAATCACATAAATACTTAGACACAGGGAATTGAAAATTATCTATGTCCCTTCTTCTCTTAGTAGTAAAGAAGAATTTGAAATCTATTTTAACTGGCACAGTGATAGGTTTAATATCTTTAATGGTACTGTCTATAGTACTATCAAAAGCTACCTTACTTGCATTAAGGGTGTGAAAGTATGCGTTTCTATACAAGTTAGCACTTAGTAATCTGTCCACATTTCCCTTTCCCTTGATTAATGGGAGGGGTATGTCAAATGTAATTGGCTTCATTTTATTTTTGTCTCCTAAATTTTTCACCTATTTTTGAACGGGGCTAATGAGTATCATTCCATGTTATCCCTATCCTTGCTTCTCCTTCTAAAGGAACTTTAAACTTAAGAAGAGTAGTAATGTCTTTGAATATGTCCTCACATATAACTCTCACTTCTTCTTTTATATCTTCACTAACCTCTAGTTGAACCTCATCATGTATATTACCTACAAATAGCACCTTGTCCTTATACTTACTTAATGCTTCATATAATGCTACAGTATAATACTTCATAACATACGCTCCTGCTGATTGTAGAAGAGTATTTAGAGCACTGTGAGGGCTTCGTATATGAAGCCTCCTGCCTGTAACACCTCTAATATAGCCCTTCTCTGCTGTTACCTTTACCTGCTCTAGTAGCTCCTCTATGGCAGGGATAGCCTTAAAGAACTTAGCCTTAAGCTCCTTACCATTCTTAGCCATATTAGTATTACCTTTAATACTACCTAGCTTTGAGTCCCCTGCTCCATATAAGAACGCATAGATGAAGGTTTTAGCTTGATCTCTTGTGTCTAATCCTGCCGCTTCCTGATTTGTAGTATGTATATCACCATCAACTACTGCGTCAGCATACTCCCCACCATCATATCTATATAAGTAATGAGCTAACATCCTAAGCTCTAGTCCACTAGCATCACACCCAATAAGGACTTTTCCTGTAGGGACTGTGAACAGTTCCCTGCATTCCTTTCCTTTAAATGCTCTGCTTGATGGTACTTGTGCGAGATTGGGTGTCCTATGTGTACAGCGACCGCTAACAGCCCCAAGAGTATCAAGCTCCCCATTAATCCTGCTTTCATCGTTTACTAGTTTCAACCATCCATTCTTGCCCTCTACTAACATACCCACTACCTTTTGTAAGTCAAAGTACTTACATAGTAGTTGTGCTTCAGGGTATTTTAATTTACTTAATACACTAGAGTCTACAATAGGACTCCCTTTTTCTGTATGCTTATGGGGCTTCCATTTATAACGTCTGTGTAGCCATTTTACTATATGTTGTCTTGAGCTAGGGTTGAAAGGAGTTAATGCAATAGGAGTATGAGTATAATATTCTACCTTAATACCTGTTACTTCACACTTACGCTTATAACTTCCTTTCTTGTACTCTTTCAATTTACCTTCAAAGTAAATAGGTTTGAACACTTCCTCTAACTCTTTTTCTATTTCTTCTTTTTCTTTAAATAGTTCTACATGTAAGGCTTGCGCTTTAGCTATATTAAAGAACCATCCATTATTAGTCTGTTCTTGTACAACTCTTGCAAACTTATGCTCTAAATCTATTGCTTCCAAAGGTAAGTCAGGTCTGTAAGGATGTGATTGTAAGTGCATAAATAGTTTAGCAGTTACTTGTACATCTTGCTTACAGTACTCTAGCATTTCAGGAGTATATCTACTCCACGCATCCTCCTGCTCCCCATAGTCTCCTTTTAAGAGTCCTAGCCTAAGCCCCCATGCTTTAAGACTATGGCTTATTAGTAACCTCTTATGGTCTTCTAAGTTAGCTTGATGCTTCTTCTTAAACTCCCCATTGTAGTATATAAGTTTACTTAATATTAAAGTGTCTAGCTTACGAACTGGATAGTCATATAAGTCAACGCCTAATATCTTCTTAATTATAGGTATATCAAACCCTACTCCATTATGAGCTATAATCCCATCAGCCTTCTTTAACTGGTCAGGTAGCTTATGAATAGTAGAAGGAGTATAGTAAGTACCTTCCATAGTATCTATGTCCAGTACTACCGCACAATGTATCTTAGTACATTCTCGGTATAACCCATCGGTTTCAAGATCAAATACAAGTCTAGTCACAGTCAGAAGTCCATATTATCATCATCAGCATCTTCAAAGTCAGGTGCGTTTTCTATTCTACCAGTTTTAGAGTTATAAAACAAGGTATCTGCTAGTCCTAATGATCCTGCAAACCTGTTCTTTAATACCCTTACATTAATCTTATCACCATCTTCTGTACTTTGAGCATTACGCTCTAGTCCGATAACAGCGTCAGAAAGCTGTGCAATAGCCCCTGAGCCACGTAACTGACCTAAGCTGATCTGTGCTCCGTCTTCGTGATTCTTGTCTGTTCCTGTCCTTCTAAGGTGACTAATTATAATCATCCCTATTTGTGTTTCTTCTACTAAAGACCTTAAGTCTGTCATCAATCTGTCAATAGCCTTACGCTCATCCCCATTGTCCATACCACTAACTACAATAGAGATGTGATCCAAGATGACAAAATCCACACCGCACGTGTGCACCATAACACGTATTTTGGACATAAGGTTATCGGTTTCAATAGAACCAAAGTGGTCATATAGATACAACCTGTTCTTGCCAACTGTCTCACTCCATGCTTCCTTTTCTTGCTCCTGTGTTAATTCATTATCATAAAACAAAGGCTTATTAGTATACAAACTTAGAAAACTAGTAAGAGTCCTACGCCAGTTTTCTTCCAATGCTACATACCCTATCTTACGCTCTTGTTTTAGCATCAAATCATAGGCTATTTCCCTAACTACAGTAGACTTACCCATCCCTGATCCTGCTGTAAACGTAACTAGTTCGCCTTTCCTGATGCCTTTAAACATGTCATTCAGCTTTGGGTAAGGGTAGTCATAAGTTTCAAAGGTTTCCTTCTCTTTGTACTTGTCCCACATCTCTCCTGCCGCTAAAATACCATCAGGTCTCCACTCCTTAGCTTCATAAGTAGCACTAATTACTGCTGACTTACCTTCTTTGACTAGGAGTTCATTAGCATCCTTGTAGGCACTAGTAATTACTTTTACTTTACCTGCACTTAGTATAGGAAGGACACGCTCTACAGCTTCCTTTCCTGCTACATCATTATCAAACCATAGCACTACAGTAGTAAAGCCCTCTAACCACTCTAGATTGTTCTTAATGACACGCTCTGCACTCTGTGCTCCATTAGGTAAACTAACTACAGGGTATTTAGCACCAAAGGCTTCGGCAATACTTAAACAATCTACCTCACCTTCTGTAATTATTACCTGTCTTCCCTTGTCTCTCCATAGCTGTCTACCAAACAGGTTCTTAGTGCTTACATCCCCTAAAGCCCTGAAAGTCTTGTCTGCGTACCTTACTTTCTGCCCTACTAACTCTCCCTTGTCATTGAAATAGTCAGCCACTTGAGCAGTAGTACCCATAATGTCAGCTACATGGTAGCCATACTTCTTACACGTTTGCTTACTAATCTTACGTGCTTGTAAATCTAGGTATTCACCTCTTACGAGCGAATCACGGGTCATATTAGCCCCTCCTTGTCTCTTTTTTACTACACTAGAAGAATCACTCTCCCAATGGGAACAAGAGAAGCAAAAAGCAGTACCCGTATCATATACTGCTAATGCATCTCTGCTACCACACTTAGGACAGGGGTCATGCCTTACAAACTCTCCTGTCTCTTCCCTCACTTAGAAGTCTACCGCTATACCATCCACTTCTACAGGAGTGTCTATAGTGTCTTCCACTACGGTGTTGTCTTTAAATCCCCCTTCTACTGAGTCAAAACCACCTCCTGCTTCATACTCTACTAGATCAATAATCTGTACAGCATTGATTAACATAGAGATACCAAAGGTATTACTAGAAGCCATGTAGTACGGCTTAGGGTACAGTTTAGCACGTACCTTACTACCATTACCTACTGCCTTATTAAAGCCGTGTAGCACCTTACCTGTAGAGTCTGCTAATCTAATCTTCTGAGGTGCTCCATCAAAAGTCTTGGTGTACTGCTTACTTCTAAGCATTACATCCCCTGTAAGATTACCATCCTGATCTATCGCTTCCTTAAAGATAGGAGCAACAGTGTAAGAGTTAGACTTATTAGCCTTCAACTCCTTCTTCTTCTCCTCTACAAAGGAAGAAAGCAAGGACTCTAAAGATGCTTTAACTTCTACTACTTGCTCAGGTTCAAAAAGCATATCCATCATATACTTACCCTCAGCATCAAACTTAGTGTTAGGTTCAATGATACTAGCCCACATAGTTCTACCTACTGGGGTTACAAACGCTTCTGGTTTCTTCATACTGTCTCCTTAATGTTTTAATAATGTTTTACTACTGTTCTATAGTAACACTTCTTCTACTACTGTGTCTACTTCTTTTTTAAGTAGTTCAGTACCTATGATGTTGTCTTCATTGTCAAATATAGGAACTTCTACTACTTCTTCTACTACTTCCATCATTGCTTCTTCTACTACTTCTTTTAAGACTTCTCTTAATACTTCTACTTCTACCACTTCCCTAAGTACTTCTACTTCAATTACCTCTACAGGCTTTACACCTTCTTGCATACTAGCATAATCAAGTTCTTTGGTCAAGTCCATTTCTGAGCACCCTGTAGCTAGTACAGTCATTACTAAACCTACTACTATTAGTACATTATACATACTTCTCCTTTTACTTATACTTATTACTTCTATTTATTAATTAGTTAGTAGTAGTAGTATTCTTACTTCTACTCTTACCTACTCTGCCTTCTCTCTCTACAATATAGTGTCCTTTAATCGACCCCCTGTGGATAACTTGTGCATAAGTATTAAGCTGTGATCTTTAAAAGCACCCCTGCCACCCCTGCCACCCCTGCCACCCCTGACACAGGTTAACTAAACATATACATACTAGTCCTAACCTCCTCTAAATCTAAATCACCCACCATAACACTAGCAGGAGTAATAGGTATACCACAGGCTGACTGAGCCTCTACTTGCCTATACCAATCCTCTAACGGCTTACCTTTAAACAACTCTATGTAACTGTCCCTCACGCTCTTGTTCAATAGAGCTACGTTGTTACAGTCAGTAGCAAAGGAGTCATGTATAAGAGCAAAGGATGTAACCCCTTCTGCTAATAGCTTCTGAATTGTTAAATACATAAGTGTAGCATCTAAGCTATGTATGTAATTAGGAGCTATAGCACTTATCTGTCTTCTTCTATCTACATCATCTGTTACGTGTTTAAACTTTATCTTACCTAGTGATGATATTACTCTCTTTTCAGCTATCTTAGGTTGAGCCTGTATGACAGGAAACTTAAACACAGGGGTTAACCACTTCATAGGCTTGTTTTCTATATTTAAGTAGAAAGCCACATCTTTTAAAAAAGACTGTCCTCTAGTTGCTCCTTTTACTGTTTCCCCTATAGCTCGGCTGTTCAGTATTACAAGTAATCTTAAGTTTACCCACTTCTTACCTTTCCAAAATATATTACCATCTGCTTCTTCTTTGTCAAATATTTCTTTTAATTGATTATACATACCTCTCTGTGTTACTGAGTAAGGCTGTGTCATTACATTACGCTTAGTCAAAGACCTTGTAACTTGTCCTTTAAGACCTCTTGCTTCTGCTACTGTACTCTCTCTTCTGTCTACCCCTTCTGAGTCTATAAAGTCAAAGTACTTAGGGTATTCTCCTGCTTCTATATAACCTTCTACCTTGTCTGCTACCTGTTGGTAGATGTCACTAGGCAACTGCTCTGCTTCCTTACTTAAAGTAGGGACTACGTTAACCGCTTCTGCTCCTTCCTTGTCTAGTAAAAGACCTGAATACATCTGTATACCACTACAAGTAGCATCTAAAGGGACAGGATAGTGTACAGGAATACCCTTCAGAGCGTCTGAGAGGGCTTTACAGCCACTTAAAAACAATAAAGGCTCATCTGTATCATTCCACCAACTAATCATCTCTAGTGGCTTCTCCTGTGCTTCCTTTATGTTGTCTAAGTTAGCATCTACCCAAGCTATACGCTCTTTAAAAGTTAGTTTATCTCTACCACTTGAGTTGGCTATTCCTATTTTTATCCATTTAATACCTTCTTCAGTAGCTATTACACCCTCACTAAACTCTAATAGTGCTTTAATTCTACTATGTGACTGAGGGTTTAGTAGTTGTTGTACAGGGTATAATCTACCTCTAAAATCCATAGTATATGAGAAATAGAAGTGTTCATATTTTGAAAAGTCCTTAGCTAAGGATACTGCTAGTTGAAACATCACTCTATTAGAGTTATTTGCTTCTAATTTAGCTAAAGTTTTCTCCCTTATTGTATAATATGCTTTATAGTCTTCTTTTTTAACGTGTCTTATACGCTCTATTCCCCTAGAATCTAGTACTTTATATACTTCTCCAAATGATTCAGGCTTTACTATATCATCTACATTAACATACTCCATAAAAGGAATATCTCCAATACAGCGAGGATTATCTACTGGGGATTGATAATCTTGTATATTATTAGCTATTATTATGTCAACTATATCTAGTATATAACTATTAACTCTCCATTTAGTATCTTGTATACCGTTTATAATACCACATAATGTATTAAATGACTTAGATTCTTCAGAATCTTTATTAGTATTACAAAAATCAATATGATTATTAAATAATTCCCTACTAATTTTGTTCTTATGCTTTACTAATCCTATTCTATTACTAAAAAAGTACCCACCATGCGTTAATGTGTCAAAAGTATCTATACTCCATCGCTTAGGTGGTAGTAATATAGGCTTATACAGTATACATAAGCCAGTTAAGAAGTCTTGGATGTGTGACATAACCTCTCTAGCTTCATCTGTAAGGGACAAGTAGTACATTTTAGTTTTACTTTTACTATAAACTCCCCCTTTAAAGCGTCTAATTACATCAAATAGACCTAAATTAGCTTGTAATACTACATCCATTAGTGCTAAAGCTGTATTTTGCCCTAAATCTTCAGTACTATTAGTTAAAATCATCTGTGCTAGTCGCTTCTTACGACTTAAAATATATTCTTGTCCTCTTCTTTTGTATTCATACTCTAAATAAGAGTTAAGTTTAGGTTGTTCTTTCTTAAATCTGTCTAGTAGAGTAGCATTTATTAAATTTCTACGAATAGAGTTAGTGACAGCTTGTAAAGTAGTAGGTCGCTCTAGTATACACGTAAGAACACTAGTTATAGTCAGCAGTGCTAGCTCTTCTTCCCTTCCTTTGTATATTAGTAAGGGCTTACGCTTAGTGCTCCCTTTCCCTCTAATTTCAGCATTAAGGTATTCTTTTATAGAACTACTTAACCTCTTGATTCCTAAGCGTTTTAATGCCATACCTTCAGGCGTGTCTGCTCCTCCTCCTTTAGCTAGTAAAGAAGTAAACTGGTTTAATACTTTCAGCCTACTACTTACTAGCTGTTCGTTTTCTAGTCTATTCTGCTCCTTTACTAAGTCCATTACTTCTCCTTAGAGTGATTTTTTAAACTCTTCATAAGCTTCTATATACTCATCTTCTTTAGTAGACACTATAGATTCATCAGTAGTTATAGCAGTAGCCATTATAATACTATCTACATTGAAACGCCTGTATCCGTCATCTTCGAGCGAGTATACAGTCCACGCCTTTTTGTTTAAAGGATCAATAGGGCATATCTCCTCTAGTTCCCTTAAACGCTCTACAATACCTACATCTCTATTGACTCTAAGCTGACATAGCATCTTACGCTGTGTTCCGTCCTTTTTGGTAAACCATACTCTTACAGCTTGTTCAATAAGGGCGGTTCTTAGTGCTAGTCTTGTTTGTGTGTCCATTATTTATTTTCCTTTTGTATTTGGCAATATACTTTATACTCTCTGCTCTTACTAACGTAAGTGTCAGGGATAGGTAAGGGTGTTACCTTGTACTGCTTTGGGTAATCATCCTCTCCTTCATACCCTGCCTGTGATGGCATCCTTCCTTTCCAATCTGAAAAGTGATATTTAATATAGCTCATTCTATTCTCCAATAGTGAAAGTGTAGCTATTTTCAGTAACGCCCCATGTATTCATCACGTGGATGAAGGAGTGGAGCTTGTCCCTAATTACGGCATCATGTACATTGTCCCACCATTCTCCTCCTGCGTCAAGGGGATGAGGTGAATTGATTACTAGTTCAACCTTACTAAGTTTAGGAAACATTTTAAGTATCAAGTTGTCATGATCCGTAGGGTAGAACATAAGCCCTGACGCTCTACGCAGATACTTATACTTGATTCTAGGACAAGTAAGAGTAATAATTAGTTTCATGAATCTACCTCATATTCTTTAATTATAGTTCCCACTAGGGCATAAGTACGTGATAACAAGTAAGAGTCTAAAAACTCTCCGTAAGGGTTCAACATTAAATCTATTTCTGCTCTACTTTCTAGATCTAACTCCATTAGCCCTGTAAGTAATACACGTAGCTGTACTAGTAGTTGTTTCTCCGTTAGTACTACTTTATCTTCTCTCATCAATCACCTCTACAAGAAATTCATCTACAACATCTTCAACATCCCACTCTCCATACTCCCCACTCCATACCTTCTCCTCTGCTTCCTTTTTAGAGTTAGCTTGTACTTCGTATGACAACTGTGCTGTACCTTGTGTTATTACTTTGTATAAACCCATGTTACACCTCCCACTCTGCAATACGTGTGATGGCTTCCTTCCTTTTAACACCTAATGAAGATACT